CAATATCCATTAATAGAACAATACGAATCAAAAGCTGTACAAAGATTCCAGCAAGACATTAAAAACACCGTAAAACAAGTTGTACAACTCTTAATAACGATATCAAATGAATAATTACGACAGACAAAAAAATATAGTAGAGCAAAATCTAAGAAACATCTACAAAAGTGAAGAAAATGATCTTGAGAAAGGTGGTGCAGGTAGTAAGGGCGGAAAGATCGTAGGATACACTACTAGTGGGAAACCTATCTACGCCTCTTCTAAAGCTCAAGAACACAAGACATATACACCTCAAGAGCAAAAAGAAGTTAGCGATCATCACGATAATGTTCAAAGAGGAGCTTCGATAGGTAAAACTCGATCAGGGAAAGACATTCACAGCCATAGATCCAACGCGAATCAATGGTCTAACCCCACTCGAGATAAAGATTTAAAATCATACTCAAAAGAAGATCATGAGGACGCCAAAGAGGCTCACACTAAGTTGAGAGACGAGCATAGAGAAAAAGCAAAAAAAGCATCAGATGAAGGAAAAGACGCTGCTTGGTATAAACATGATCAAGCTGCATATAAGCACGACAGCTACGCGAAAGAGCATGAAAATTCAGCTAAGCGAGTTGAAAAGTCTGAGTCAGACAACTTTCTTGAAAAAGGAGGTGCAGGTAGTAGGGGTGGAAAGATTATTGGATACACTAAAGGCGGTCATGCAATTTACGAGTCAGGAACTGAGGGAAGAAAATTCACTCCTGATAACTTGCAGCGCATCAAAGATATGCACGACAAGCTTAAAGCAGAGGGCTACAATAACGATGCTATCGATGGAGCTATAGCTAACAGACATCAAAACCTTACTAACAAACAGCTCGATGAGGCGTATCATCATCACGGCATCTTAGATCACGCGGAAGGCAACACTCAAAAGCCAACATATTCGCATAAAAAAGCTACTGCAGTCAAGAAGTCTGAGTCAGAAGACCTTTCTGCACCACATCTACATCAGCAATTAATTAAAAGCCGAATAGCGCAGTGCTTCAAAGCAGATTCACCTCAAGTGACCACTGAGGAGTTAGAGAAAAGTGCAGACAACTTCCTTGAGAAAGGTGGTAAGCGCGCAGTGATCGGAGAGAGAAGAACATTTGGTGGACGAGAATACATCAAAACATCTGCAGGATGGAAGTTTCACGGGAAAGGCGGAGGAGCGAAAGCTATAGCACATCGCGAAGGAGCGTTAGATCATCACGTAGAAGCAGGTAAGGGTGAAAAGAAAGACACCACAAAAGAAGGAGATCAATCTACCATCAAAGACCTTGAAAGAGAGGCAGGCAAAACTCACTCCTCATTTGCCGACAATAGAGATAGAGGAACAGGATATGTGTACGATATCTCTCAAGATGGACAAATTACAAGCTCAGGCAATTTGAGACATAATAAAAAATTCAAAACACCTGAACTTGCACAAGAATACTTGAAAAAGCAAGGATTCACTTTAAGAGAAGGTTTACCTAAACCTACCTCTAAACACATTGGAGATATGAGCTTAAAAGAAAAGAAAGCTGCAGCTGATAAACTAGGAATATCTACCGAAGGTAAAACAGTAAAGCAAATCAACAAAGAGCTTGCTGACGCTAATGTAGATAAGGCTATTGCTGATTTTAAAGAAAAGAAAGCCATCCAGTTTGAATCTGCAGACGCGTTGGCAGAATTTGTGTCAGATTCTGAAGAAGGACATGAAGTTTTGAATGACGTTTTAGAAGATGGTGAGACAGCGTATTGGTTACTTTACGATGAATACATGTTAAAAACTTCAAAAGGCAAAGGTATGAAAAAGGATGGATATTCAGAAGGAGACATCGTTAGACAACTTCAAGACGAAGGAGACTATCACGATAAAGCGTCAGATCATGCATTTAAAAAAATCTACGCTAAAATAAAAGGAGCGGGAAAGTAGATAGCTCCTCCTCAAAAGAAGAGGGTGGAGCTAAAATACCTCTAAGAGACATCAATAAGATCAACAAATTAGCTGAGTGGTTGCAAGACAACTACAAGTCGATCGGTCAGCATTCAGATTATAACGAATACTACTACGCGACCGAAGAGCCTATTTCTTCTAAGAGATGGAAGATTTTGTATGACGAATACACCAAAAAAGATCGAGAGCTTAATGAGGTGACTGATCAATACAGTAGAGATCAATTACTCGATCAAATTGATAATGAAGACTTTAGAGGACTGAACGATGCAGGAGATTACGGATATAGAGAGTAAGATATGAACTTAACACCTAATCAAACCAACAAGCTACTCAAGATCATAGACAAAAATCAAGCTATGGTTTTGGGTAGAGAGTTTGGAACAGATTTTCTAACAGATTACGATAAGCAACTTCTCGAAGAAAGTGGCGTAGATCTCGAATCGCTATATAGTGAAGCGACTGACACTGCTTTCACATCATTTCACTTTGGAATGCTTTCTGACTCTTTGAAAGAGATGGGATTAGCGGGTAAAACATCGTACAACGATTTATATGAGTATATCTCTAAAGGAGAGTATATTCCACTCACTCATTCAGAGATCGAAGCTATAAACAGCATAAAAACACAATCACTAGCAAGCCTTCGTTCAGTAGGCGGTAAGATCTTTCAAGACATCAATCAAATACTTCCCGATTCATCAAGAGAGACTCAAGAAGCTTTCATTCGCAAAGAAGTGGAAGAGGGGATAAGATACAAGAAGACCACTCGCGAAATAGCAAGTGAAATAGCTCACAAAACAGGAGATTGGAGCAGAGATTTCGATCGAATAGTACAGTATATGTCTCAAGCTGCTTTTGAAAGAGGCAAGGCGTCTGCAATGACAAGACAATACGGAGAAGATATCTTCGTTTACAAACAAGTATATCCAGGAGCGTGTAAGCACTGTATAAGACTATATCTCACTCAAGGACTAGGTAGTAAACCTAAGACATTCAAACTTGCAGAGCTAGTAGCTAACGGAAGCAATATTGGAAGAAAGGTCGCAGATTGGAAAGCTACATTAGATCCAATTCATCCGTACTGCAGATGCGTATTACAATACCTTTCTCACGAGAATAACTTCGATTGGAAAATTGACAAAAAGAAGTTTGAAACAACAGCCCCACCAAGTGTAGCGCCTACAAGAACTCGACCAAAAATCAAAGCTATTGTAGGTGGCAAAGAAGTTTGGGTATAGTGTTTACTTTGTATTTTTAACCAAAAAATTTTCAAGATATGCTACAAGATTTAACTATCAAAAAAGACGGTGTAACAATAGCAGTAGCTAAAGTGGATATCGCAGGAACTACAGGGAACGTCAAACAAAAACAAGTATGTATTCAAGGCATTTCGTATATTGATGCAGCAACTGTTCCGCAAGCAACCAACGAAGAGATTGCAGCAATGAAAGCTGACCAAGATCTAGTTGAAAAAAACGCGTCACTAAAAAATCAATTGTTCGGAAAGCTAGTAACAAGCTTCCAACTATTAGATATGACAGTGGTGTTGGGTGGAGTTACTTATAGCTAAACCAAACCAAATTAGACTATGAACACGATAAGATTCTCTCGATCGTTAAACGATATAGTGGTTGAATATAAGGCGACCATCAAGAATGTTAATGATCAAGACGAGAACTTTACCATTAATCATCCGTCTAAGATAAACTCATACATCGAGCGTCAACTTTTCTACTATTTTGATAGAAAAAAATGGACGCTCAATGAAATGATCTTTTTCGCCAATAACAATCAACTATGTTTGGCGATATGTAATGCTCAGGGACTGCAGTTAATTCAGTATGGAATGTGCCTTGATTGTTCTCAGGGATTCAAGATTAACGACCAATGCTTTATGATTAACAGTCAATTCCTCCAAATAAACTAACTCGCTATGGCTGCTACAATATTTGACGTTCCATACAAAGATCCGCAAACCAACTCTCTAGGTGAGAGTATTATGGTTCATGACTTATCTAAACCACCACAAGAAAGCACTACACAAGTACCAGTTCCTCAGTTTTTAGCAAAAGAGCTACCATTCTATTTAACTCCTCTTAGCAACAACGTCAAAACTGAAACCACAATAGCTTGTCCAACCACACCAAGTAAAGCTAACTTCATTGCAGTAATCAACCAGCTACCAGCGTTTATTGTAGCTCCAATACAGATTCCTACATTTAAAGCAGTCTCTGCAGAAGCTGATCCTATAACATACTACATCGAACTACTTGATATAGGAGCAGGAGATTATGGCGTAGGCGAAACGCAACTGACGGTAGATAACATCAAGATAACATCGTTTGCAAGCACTCCACTAAAGGGGTTTTCATTTGCACGATTAAATATATTCAAACATCATTTGAATACAGACGTGTCTAAAATAGACAAACTTGAAATTAACGACGTCGCAGCAGGATGGATAACGAAAACGTTATTTATGCCATTCGGTCAATTCTTAGGAGGAGACCCTACAGACGAAGCTAATTGGAACGGTTCTCCTTTCACATTTATATAATAGATCAAACTATGAAAAAATTTATCACATTAATCATTGCATTTATCATTTCTGCCTCGTGTGTCGCACAAACGCAGACGATAAATGGTAACAAGAACAATACAGGAATACATACATTCCAACAACCGATTGTGCAAAAGAGTTTGCCGGAAAGCACTACCAACACCAATGCTATAACTGTTGATGCTCAAGGTAATACAGCTACTACACCGGTAAGTAGATTTAGTCCTCTCGCTATAAAAAATGGAACTACACTATTCACCAACTCTACAGGAAATGAGGCAGGGAATGGAAGTGGAGCGACTATATATAATTCAAACTTATTTGGACAAGGGGCAGGAACAGCAGCAACTGGAGTAAATAACGTCAACTTCTTCGGATCGAGTGCAGGGTCATTTGCAACGTCAGCTTATCAAGCGAATTTCTTTGGACCAAGTGCAGGATATAATGCTACCAATGCTTATAATTCAAACTTTTTTGGTCCAAATGTGGCGTTTTCAGCAATCAACGCCAACAACTCAAACTTTTTCGGACGTAGTGCAGGATATTCAGCAACCAACGCCAACAGCTCAAACTTCTTTGGACAATTCGCAGGATATGGGGCAGCTAATGCAAGTGTATCCAACTTATTTGGATTTCAAGTCGGATACAATCCAGGAGGAGCAGGAATTGGAGAGAATAACATCATAATAGGAACAAACATATCATTGCCTGCTACAACAGCAAATTCTATTAATATAGGAGGAGTATTGTTCGGAACGGGATCGTATAGCACTTTAACAGGAAATCCATCGACAACACCGAATAGTGGAGGTAAGATAGGAATAGGAATAGTTGCCCCAACTGAGAAGTTAGACGTTGCAGGAAAGATAAAAACACTCGACGGAATAACATCGCCTATTGATCACAGCTCAACGATAACTGATTTAGACTACACACAAAAAATATATGTAGATGCAGCAGACGCTACTCTAGTTGATCAAATAACCAACATTCAAAGCCAAATTAACCCAAACACTTATGTAGTTACTGATGCTGGAAGTTCACTTGTAATCAATGATTTTACATTGAATGCTGGTTGGTCTTGGAAGATAAATAACGTTACAAATACCAATGCTTCGCCAGTTGTCATTACTATACCACTAGCAACTTCTGGGTATCAAAGAATAGATTTGATTGTTTTGAACGCTTCAAACGCAGCTGTAAGAGTTGCGGGAACTGAAAGCGCAGGAACGGCTGCATCGCCAACAACACCTATTAATACCATTGCGATAGCTTCTATCTTTAGTGACTCTACGGTTCACACATCTGCTACTCCTAAACCAAAATACCCAGTTACTCAATTTTTGAGGAATGGAGTTACGGACTATTCACCGAGTGAGGATGTGGTTTATGATGCATTAGCTTTAAAAGTCGACAAAAATACAGCCATTGCAGGCTCGACCAATACCAAAATAACTTATGATTCAAAAGGATTAGTTACATCAGGAACTTCATTAGTTGCTGGAGATATTCCGAACATTGCAGAAAGTCAAGTGACTGGTTTGGTGAGTGATTTATCTACAAAGAAATCCGTAGCCACAGGAAACAACTACAAATGGGAGACTACAAGTGCAACAGGAAATTTACAAGAAACTACGGTAACGCCGAGTAGAGCAGTTGCAACTGATGTGAATGGATTACCAATAGCAAGCACTACCACAGCCACTGAGCTTAGTTTTGTTAATGGAGCTACTTCAAACCTACAGGCACAAATTAACACAAAACTAAGTTCTAACATTGGTACTATAAACTATCTTCCAAAAGTAACTGGCGCAAATAGCCTAGGAAATAGTAGGATAGTGGATACAGGAACTTACTTAGGAATAGGCACTGCTAATGCTCCTACTAAGGATATAACGTTAGGGAATCAAACTAGTCGAGAAATAGGTGTTGAGCAAAGTAGTAATACAATTGCTGGAAGAGGTTTACAAATACGTGGAGGAAGAACTATCAATTTTATCACCTCTTCTGATTTTATTCTTGTAAATCAAGATGTCGCAAGAGATTATCTTAGTTTTACAGCAAGTAGTAATGGCAGCGTATATGCTATATCAGGTGGCTTTCTTTACAGAAAAGTAGGGGGAGATAGTAATTTTACAGCAGTTTCAACCCCAGGAATTGGAAGTATTAATGGAATGTGTATTTCTTCATCAGATGACATGTATGTATCTACTAGTACTGGTATTTATAAACAAATTAATTTAACAGGTAGCTGGACTCTTTTATCTTCAGACTCATCTTTAAGAGCTATTGATATAGCTCCAAATGGAGATTTATATGGAGTAATTGGTTTATACTTTTTTTATGCTGGAGATGCGTATAAATTACCCAATGGTTCAAACACTCTTGTTCCTTTAGGACTTAATCCTACTTATAGCTATGCTGGAGTAGCAATTGCTAATGATGGTAGTGTTTATATTTCAGGGTATGCCGCAGGAATACTTAAACAGCCAAATGGAAGCAGTACATTTACTCAAATTAATACTTCGGAAGCTACTTCAATATGTATTGATAATGCTAATAATTTATATTCAATTGGATGGAATGGTGGTGTAGTAAAAAAACAAACTAATTTAACTGGTCCCTTTTTAACAGTTAGCTCTGTGTTAGGTGAAGGTGTAGCCATAGGTTCTGACTTTAATAATAATATATATGCAAATGCTGGTGGTGGTTTATACTTACAAACTAACTATACTATAGGGTATCCTGATTTAGCTGGAGGAGACCTCAATCTATATACTGGAACAGGTAAAGGAACAGGAGATAATAATTTTAATGTCTATACAGGACAAAAATTAGCTTCGGGCACTGATATGCAAGTAGAAACCTTGCGAGCAAGAATCAACAACGAAGGTCTCATGACCTTGCCAAGTGTAACTAATGCTCTTATTTCTGCAGACGCTACTGGGAAAGCTGTTGTTACTAAAGAGTACCTTTCTAGTAATCAGTCACTACTTCCATTAACACTTGACGCTCCTAATTCAAAAGTATCTATAAACGGTAAGTTATTGGTAGGTGCTGATAATAGTTTCAGCGTTGAGCAGGTAACATCTACAAATCCTAGAATTACAAAAATAATAGCCGACAAAAAGAGTGGAACGGTTGGGGCTGGCTGGCTAAGTAATTTAGAATTTTACACAAAAGACGGAGATACAGAAAGACTTTCTATGTCTATAGAAGGGGGAACTGTTCCTAAAGTTAAAGTTCAAGGTGATTTTCAAGTTTATGGAAATTTTGTTCAAAATTATTTAAACTTAACTCCTACTGATTTGAGGATTTTAGACGCTGGTAATTATGCGTCAAGAAATACTTTTAAAATAAATAGACTTTTCTCTTCACCTTATGAATCAATCGACTTTGATTTTAATTCAACCAATGGTTTAGGTTGGTACCCTAAATATAGGTTTTTAGTTAAAAGCCCTTTAGATACCGCTTCATATAGCGCACTAGATATTGAAAGTACAGCTGTAGATGGAAAGGCTTTGGCAACTTTAAATGGAGATATTATGGTGATGGGCAATTTTAATTTGAACGGTTCTTTTTCTCCAAAAAAAATAACTTTATTGCCTAATGATCTTGAGATTATAAATGGAGGCTCCTTTAACGCCATTGATTTTAGTATTAAAAGAACAGTCGTCTCCAATTACAGAGGTGTTGATTTTAACGTCAATCAAACACCATCCGGAGGGGGATGGTACGGAAGATATAGATTTTTTATAAAAGGTGAATCAGATACTGCCTCATATAGTGCATTAGAAATTGAAAATACAGCTGTAGATGGAAAGGCTCTAGTGTCTATAAATGGAACTTCTAAAGCGTCTAATTTTAAGTTGTCCGCTTTAAATACAGCTCCATCTTCAGCAACGGACACAGGAGTAACTGGGGAGATAAGAATTACAGCAACCTACGTTTATGTGTGTATAGCAACGAACACTTGGGTAAGAACAGCATTGACAACTTGGTAAGAATGAAAAGCCTAATCCTATTATTGCTCGTAACCTCATTCACTTTTGCACAAAATCAATTCCGTTTAAATACGACAGAGTTTCAGCAGTTTTCAGTAGTGGCTGACCCTTGCGCTTCAATCAAAGAAAACAGCTTGCATATTGTAAACCAATGGCGAAAGAATGGATTATTACGATTGAGTTTTAAATTTTAATAAAATGAGCAGGCTGTTTAAGTGTGAATATTGCGAAGCAAAGCCAACAACAACTCACGGTAAAGAATTTCTTTGCAATAGACATTACAACGTTTTATACGGACATATTTCGGGAGAACAAATAGTAGATGTGCCAAAGACAAAAAAAGAAAAAGAATTGTACGAGCATTATATGAGAATATTAGACAAGCACAATTTTGTCGATGCTCAAAAAACAAGAAGGATAGTAAGGCAATTTCTAAAAGATGTAAATGAAATAAAAATTGCAAACTCTATATATCATTGAGAAAATTTAACCTTTAAATACTAATAATTATGAAAAATTGGAAAACAAGTCTATTTGGAACCGTAGCAACAATCTTCGGGACATTAGCAACTATTGAAACTCCTTACAAAAGCTATTTCATAGCTGGTGCGGCTATTTGTACTGCTTTGTTTGCTTTATTTAGCAAAGACTACAATGTTTCGGGAGAGTAAACTAAGAGGGCGTGGCCTGCCACGCCTTATTTTTTAATTATTAAAACTACAAATCAATGGCAGATCCAGAAAAATCAACCATAAACCAGAAATTAGACCGCGTTCTTTACATTCTCGAAAACGACGAAAAAACAAACCGCACCGGACTTGTAGAAGACGTGGCTAATATGAAGGAAACACTCGATCAGCTTATTTTTAATCAAAAAGTGTTTGCTGCAAAAGTGGCATTGCTTGGAGTTGTTGGAGGTTTTATATTTTCAATTTTAGTTTGGGCTTACGATAAGGTTACTTTAAAATAAAATAATTATGATATATATTTCAGCAGGCCACAACCCAAAGGGTTTACGACCAGATCCAGGAGCAATAGGCAACGGATTTCACGAAGCAGACCTTACAGTCGAGTTCCGAAACCTTGTTGTTGCTATTCTTCGAGGCAAAAAAATAGAAGTCATCACAGACAATGACGACGAACGCCTGGGAACCTATCTCGAAAGAATCAAAACCGGAAACGGATCGGTTGTGTTAGAGTTTCATTTTGATGCAGCAGCTTCTGCAACTGCCACAGGAACTACCGCTTTAATCGGGAACGATGCAGACAGGCTTGACAAAGCTTTCGCTAAAGAACTTGTTGACGCCAACGCTTCAATTCTAGGAATAAAAAACCGTGGCGTAAAAACCGAAGCTGACAGCCACCGAGGAAGCCTTGGACTAATGCGGGAGCAAGGAACCGTGGCCCTTCTTGAACTCTGCTTCATCTCTAATTCAGAAGATTTGCGAAAATACCAACAAAATAAAAATGCCTCGGCTTCAAAAATTGCCGAAATTGTAGAACGTTACGAAAAATTGATTTAACAAATGAATTATCTTACTTACATAAAATCCGCAATAATATTAATTGCTGTTTGCGCTAGTATTTGGTTTTACAAAGACTACATTGACAAATCTGCCTTTAAAAAAGATACTGAAAATAATCAAGCTTGGAGTGACAAGCTTGACAGTTTGAGAATTTCATATATTGTTTTAACAGACAAACAAATGATTGAACATTTGAGTAATGACAAAAAAACAAATGCAATACTAAAAGAAAACAATATAAAACTGGCACATGTAACGTCAATAATGAATCACGTTCTAAAATACAGAGATACTACAATTGTTCGAACAGATTTTAGCGATATGATTACAGCTATAAATGAAAGAAAACCATACAAGCAACCTTTCAAAGATTCTACCGACTGTATGGTACTTAAAGGCTTTTTGGAATATCAACCAGGCACTATTGAAGTAGATGAATTTGGAGGTTTAAGAAATGGAAGTCACGCTTCGCCTCTTTCATTTTCAATCACTGAAAGGTCTTTTGATAATGAAACAACAGCAGTTGCATACTGGCAACATAGACAATGGAAATTTCTAGGGATTAAAACTAGACTATTTGGTAAAAAAGAAGCTACAGCAAAAGTAGTAGATAAGTGTGGCAAAAGCCAAATTATTAATATTGAAAAAGCTAAATAATGTTCAAGGAGTTTACAACGACGATTAAGCAATTCTTAGGTCTAAAAAAAGGCTTAACGCATTATGCTGACTGTATTATACGCAACGAAAAAGGACAACTCCTTTTTCTTGAAAGAAGCGCTCAGAGCAAAATAGAGCCTAGCAAATGGTGCCTACCAGGAGGACATCTTGATCCAGGAGAAATGCCTGAATACGCTGCAGCGAGAGAGTTGTTAGAAGAAACCAACTTACAGACGCCACTACAATTCATTGAAAGCGAAGAGAGAGCTGATAGTGTTAGCTTCTATTTTGAAGGCTATGTATTGTCAAGTCAACCAATTATTTTAGATAATAACGAACACTATCGCTATCAATGGGTTGAGGTAGAGGATATTGCAAAATACGATCTATTGTTTGATCTCAAACACATCCTAATGCATAAGATAGGGTTGCCAATTTACTCCACGAAGTTAATGGAGTTGGATTTAGTGGACGCCAATGATCTATTCAAAAGAGTAGAGCTAGTTGAGAAAAGCTTCGACGCAGATCAAATGACTGTTGAGGAGTTTTTTAAATGCAAAGAACTTGCTAAAACACACGCAGCGACAATCATAATTCAAGCGCAAGAGCAAAATGAGCTTGAAAAGGGAGGAAAGCGCGCTTTTATTGGAGAGAAAAGAGAGTTTGCAGGCAGAATGCATATCAAGACTATCGACGGATGGAAGTACTTTGGAGACGGCTTAGGAAAGAAAGCTAAAGAACATAGTATATCGAGTCCTACGGTTAAAGCAGCGAGAGCGGTAGTTTATCCTACCAAATCGACAGAATCTACCACCAAATCGTCGTTGCCGGAAATCTCAGACTTAGACTTTTCATCTAAAGTAGGTGCAGGAGGTAGCGGTAGAGCTTATATTATTTCAGATTCAACCGGTAAGAAATACGTTATCAAAGAAGCTCAAGAGTATGGCGATAAAAACACGTTAGAACAGCTTAAAAACGAACAACTAGCCGATTCGATATATGCAGCTATGGGGGTAGCTAATAGTGGAGGAGAGCTTAAGAAAGACGCATCAGGAACTACTTTCAAAATCGCCCCTTTTATTGAAAAATCAAAAGAGTTGGGATCTTTATCTACATCGTCTGACGAATACAAGACTGCAAAAAAAATACTGCAGAAAAATTTCGTCCTAGACTGCCTACTTTTGAATTGGGACGTTATAGGGGCTGGTAAAGACAATGTAGTAGTGACTGGACTCGGAATGCCTCATAGAATAGATAATGGAGGATCTTTGCTGTATAGAGCTAAAAATGGCCTTAAAAGTGAAGCTTCATTAACAGAAACAGTTAGTGAAATAGATGTGATGAGAAGTTCAAAAAATCCATCAGCTAAAGAGATTTTTGGCGACATTGCTGATGATGAGATATTTAAACAAGTCGAAGAGATAGTTGCTAAAAGAGATGACATTCTACAAGCAATAATGGAGTCAGAGAGTTCATCGAAATCAAAACTTCACTCACTGATTGCAAAGCGAATCGACTCTCTTGAAAGTAAATATGTTAAGGGAGAGCGAACAAGCATCGAGCCTACTATAGCTGAAATAGAAAAAGAGAGATTGAGACCAGGCTCAACTACAGATAAGTGGAAAGAGAAGATGATAGAAGGAGAGACTATTGTTGGCCATAGAGGCATTGCTCATGGAATTATCGAGCATGTGGAAGAGGTAGAGAAAATCAACGAGAAATATTATAAACAGTATGCCGACAGGCGTGGAATATCTATAGAGGAGTATAAAAGCAAACTACAAGATAAGATCGAAAGAATAGCTAATTCAGTATCTCTATTCAGAGCGACTGATATTGAGATACTAGATATCGTTTTAAACGTGTCTAAACGATTCAAATCGCAATTTGAGACATCTACTAGTCACGGATCATTATCTCCCGAATCGAGATCGAGAGCAGAGGCAAACTATTTTGGCTTCCCTAAAAGCGCGTCAATGAACAAAGAGATGCGTCCAATTTACGGATATTGTTCAACCAATATACATGGAGTGCAAAATAGCTCAGGATCACATCCTCCCGCTAATAGCGCTTCTCACTACGGAGGAGTTACGATCAAGATTAAAGACGAGGTAAAAAAACAAGCGACATTCACATTTGGAGACAGTCTTGGTTCAGACGGTAGTAGAGCTGCTACGCCGTTATTAGCGCCTCACTTTACATCATTTAAAGCACACAGCGATCCGTTAGATTTAAGCGAAGATATATCTAAGTATAGTGGGGATTATGTAGAAGTGCAGTTTCACAACCAACTAACAGTAAACGAAATAGAGTCGGTAGAGCTCTCTCCATTAAATGTCTCCTCTTCATCTAGTGGAGAAGGACTAACAAAGAAACAGTTAGAATACATCAATAAAGTAATCGAAGTGACGAGAAAGACGCACTTAAAAATAGAGATTTATGGAGATAAGTAGTAACATTATAGCAATAGGAGCAACTGAGGGAGATGGAATGATTCTTCTTATAGCTCAAGAAAATATGCAAAGTGACAAAGCAAAATGTATATGCTTTGATCGCTCAATGAAGCAAATTAACCGCATTGATAGTGTAGCTAAAGCTACGACGTTCAATGCGTTCAATCAACTGGATGCTAAAAAAGCGGAAATAGTAAAAGAGATAATCGAAAGAGAGCTGTCGGAAGAGCAAGTATATAACATTAACACCTATTTACAAGATGAAAAATAAATTTAATTTCTTCGTCCCCCTTAATATTGAGAAGGGCGGAGAGGATGGTAAGTTAGTTAAAATCAGTGGAGTAGCCTCTACAGACGCTCAAGATAGCGACGAGGAAACACTAATTCCTGCAGGATTTGACTTTGGACCATTACTTAAAAGTGGATTTCTGAATTGGAATCATCAAGCTAGAACTACATCTAAAGCTATTTGTGGAGAGCCGACTGCCGCGAAAATCATAGACAATGGTAGAGGATTCTTCATTGAAGGAGTATTGTATCCTAATGAAGAAGGACGAAGTGTTGTCGAATTGGCTGAGACACTAATGAAGCATTCTCCAAACCGAAGATTAGGATTTTCTATCGAAGGCCAAGCGTTAGAGCGAGATATTCTCAATCCAAAAAGAGTAACAAGAGCTAGAATTACAGGAGTAGCAATTACCCAAAGTCCTAAAAATCCTAACACGTTAATGAATATCATCAAAGGAGAGTACAGTGAAGAAGTTGTAGAAGATACTGATTCGCAAATCACAACAAGTATTGTTGAGCAGTTCAATATCATCGTTTCGCAGCTATTCAACACTCAGAATCAACTTGAGCATTGTCATAGAAAGACCAAAAGTGAACCGATCCACGAAGCGCTAGGAGAGTCATACTCTCAGTTCGCAGACTTGAAAGATTCAATCATAGAGCTGTTGACGGGATTAATAGGGGAGCAATATCAAAACATTCTCCTTACCTCGATAATGGGATATGACCCTTCGATGAACGATATAGTTGCTGAGCAAGTTTGTACTGTAGCTAATCAAATCCAACAATTTTCAATTGACAACGGTTTCTCGTCGGTTGAAAACTTAGCGCAAGAAGTTCATGCAGTGGGTGCTAAGTTAAAGTATAAATTATCGCTTAAAGAAGGTTCTGAAGAGCTGCACCTAGACAAAGCAATGATGGTCAATGCAGACCTTAATCCGCCCTCTATAGATGGCGTCAAGCAAACAACGGCGTTGCCATTAACTATAAAAAAAAGCGACATTTACAATCAAATTCACAGCCACTTCAAAGTAGGCTTCGAAAAAGCTACTCAGATTTACGAGTTTATTAATAAAGTAAAACAAAAAAGCATGGATCCAGAACAAGAAATCACTCAAGACGTATTAACGAAAGCTTTTGAGCTTTTAGATCAATCATTGATCAAAGGAAAAGAAGATGGTGAGCAAAAAACTGCAAAAGATTACGACAAAAAAGAAGAAGTTCTCGATAGTAGTAAAGTGAAAGAGACAAAAGATGATGACGATGACGATGATGATGATGATGATGATGATGATGATGACGATTTTGAAAAAGCAATGAATGCAGAGGAAATTGCCAAATCCCTCCTTGATAAAGGAATGGATACCGATCAAGTGGTTAAGGCGATGACTAGCGTAGGTGTTAGTTTGACCTTAGCCGAAACAGCTTGTTCAAATTGCATAGCCCAAGCTAATGCTGAAAAAGATGGAGGAAACGTTACTGTGCTTACTAAGTCAGAAGAAGATGATTTAAGCATTAATAAGCAATCCCAAGAAATGCTAACCACTCTTTCAAAAAGTATTGACGAAAGATTTGCAGCAGTTTCTCAGATTTTAAGAAAATCTACTGAACACGTCGCGACTTTAGAGAAATCTAACGAAGAGTTAATGCAGTCTTTAAAAAAATACACTAACCAACCGGAAGGTAGAAAGTCGATAGGCACATCGAAAGTTATAGAGAGATTTGAAAAATCTAACGACGGTAAAGGTACTGATGTTTATGATTCAAAAAATCCAGCAGACATGAGATTGCTAAGCACTCGCTTGTTTGGAGAAGTAGAATTGATTAAGTCTCAAGGACACGAAGATAGAGGTTTAGAGAAAGCTGTTGCAGATCTCGAAATCGCGAAAACAACAAATTTCGCAGCTATTGGTCCAAGATTGAGAACAATGGGTATAGAGGTTCGCTAAGAGTCTGTTAATCGATAATAGGGCACTGAATAGTTTAATCGAAAACAATAAAAACAATTAAGATGACGACACTTAACGATTATGCAGGAGAAGGATTCTTGGGCGGAGAAAACGACGGCCAAATCGAACTTCAAAAAGCAATGCAGGCTGGTGCTATTACCGGTCGCGATACGACAGGACAAACTCTTTCACAAGAGCCCCTTAAAGCTGAGAGCTTAGAGAAAACTCTCAAACTTCTTGAATACAGAGCTTCTGACATCAAGTTAATGAATTTGATGCCGAAACTGACAGCTTACAATACAGTAGAGGAGTTCTTACAACTTTCTTCTTATGGTAGCCAAAGAGGAGGTTTCTACGATGAAGGTGAACTTTCTGACGTAGAAGATTCTCAATACATCAGACGTTCCGAGCTAGTGAAATACATGCAAGTAACCGGTGAGGTAACTATGCAAGCTCAAATGGTACGTTCTTATGTAGATGCAATGAGACAAGAGGTTGAAAACAAAATGATGTGGATCATGAGATTGGCTAACAAGTCATTGACTCACTCTGACTCAGAGGTGATTCCACAACAATTCAACTCGATCTACAAACAGCACGCTTCTGTAGGAATAACACAAGATTACTTGTATGCTACGTTTGAAGCTTACTACAATGCCGAAGTAGTAGTGGATTTGAGAGGTGCTTCTTTGAAACAAGGAGATGTAGAAGACGCTGCTGTAAAAGTAGATGCTAACTACGGAAACGTATCTCACCTTGTAGCTCCAACTACAGTGATCTCAGCTTTCGCTAAAGATTACTACCAAACTCAAAGAATCATGATGAATGGTGGATTTGACGGTGGAGTGAATACAGTGCCAAAAGTGATTTCAACCACACTTGGAGATGTTCAGTTGGTTTCTGACAAATTTATGAAAACTGATCCTTCAAGATTAAGCACAACTCCAGCAACTTCTGTTAAAGCGCCTGCAGCACCGGTTATCAGTGGCATCACTGTTCCAGCAGATGTGAACGCTAAGTTTAAAGCAGCAGAAGTAGGAAACGTTTACTATGCTGTTTCAGCTGTGAACAGATACGGAGAATCAAACATCACTATTCACCCAACTGCGGTAACGTTAGCGGTAGGTAGTGCAGCTCAGATTGCATTCACTCAAGGGGTTGGTTCAATCTCAGCTAGTGGATTTGTAGTGTATAGAACTAAAGTTACTGTAGCAGGATCTGCCGCAGGATTAGAGTTCTTCCCAATCTTCTCAGTTTCTGAATCTGGAAGAGCTAGTGGATACCAAGGAGCTGCAGCAGGAGCTGTGAGAGATGCAGGATACTTCTTGCCTGATACAGAGCAAGCTTTTGTAACTGACATCAACGACGAGGTAATGTCGTTCAAACAGTTGGCTCCTATTTCTAAATTGGACTTAGCGGTTCAATCGATGAGTAGAAGATTCATCTGCTTCTTATTTGGTACACCACAAGTGTATGCTCCTAAGAAAATTGTGAGATTCATCAACGTTGGTAAGAAATATACTACATAAGTACACCTAACCAATAGTTCATACAAAGCATCTACTGAATTAAAGGTAGATGCTTTTGTTATTTAAACTGAGAAGCATTAAATTTCCTTCTCATTATTTAATCTTTAAAACACTAAAAATGGCAAAGTTAAAAACAGAAGAACAGTACAAATTTGGTCAAACGAACATTATCCCTTTCGCAGGGGAGGTGCAGATTTCAGACAAAGGAATTATCGAAGTAGATGACGACGTCGCTCAAGATATTGTCAACAGCAATATTGGGTTTTCGTTCGCTGAAGAAGGTCAAGGAGGCCCAGTAAAGGGACCTACTGACGAAGAACTAGGCGACAACCTAGGACAACAAGAGTCTGACGACCTTAGTAAGCAAGATCAAGATGACTTAGGAAAACAAGAGCCTAACGAAGAAGAAGAAATTGAAAAAGCGGAGGTGCAAAACACTCAACCGTCATTGGAAGACGTTAAGGCCGAACTAGACAAAAGTATTTTAGCTGAATTGAAAGAGTTGGCTAAACCATTCCCATCTGCAGAGTGGAGAAATCTTGCAAAGGCAGAGCTGATTGATTATTTAGCTTCTAAAACAGTTTAAAAATGCCACAGATAACCTTGGTTTGCAATAGCGTTAAAGACACCGCAACAGTAATTGTTTCGGTAGAGGATCTCAAAAAGAAATATCTCTTTGGTATTCCGCTTGAAAAAGATGGAGTACCAATGCCTGATGAGTTATTTGAGAATTTCATAGACGTTGCTACACAGCAGATAGAAATGCTCCTCAACTTAAAGTTAAGGCAAGCCGAGATTACTGAACAAAAAGACTTTCGCTACGACGATTGGGTGAGAAACAGTTACGTTAAAGCATCGTATCCCGTAGTATGTGCGCTGTCTTTAGATGGATTTTTAGGAACGACAAAACAAGCGTCATATCCGAAAAATTGGCTAGTAAGCAGAAAGACAAGTGACGACAAATTATATTCAAGAATCCTGTATATGGTTCCCGTTTACAATGGAAGTGCGGGTAATCAAAATTCAATAATCACATCGGGAGTTGTGCCGAATCTTAATTGGTTCGCTAGACAAAGCCACATTCCAGGATATTGGACTTTGAAATACATCACAGGATGGAGTGCAATTCCTTCCGAAATAATAGACGCTATTTGTAAGATTGCTACTCTGCAAATATTAGCTGTAGTAAGCGATATGCTTATGGGTAGTGGAAGCTCTCAAATCCAAGGATCAGGTGTAGGATGGGGAATTAGTTCTAAATCAATCAGTATCGATGGACTATCACAGTCTTTATCAAGTACAGCTCCACAAGGAGGAATATTTGGAGCGAGAACAAAGCAATACCAAGCAGCATTAGGAGACACTTCGGGTAAAAATCCTGGAGAATTACAAAACTTGATCGATTATTATAAAGATATCAACTGGATTTCAGCATAGTGGACAAAACATTTATAACATCACCTCCTAGAGCGGATTTGCACAAGAGAGAATTCGACACATTAATCCACCAAAAGGGGAGAGATGTACTATTGGAGACTGCGCTACAATGTCCGTGCAAATCCCCATCAACAAACCAACAAAGCGATTGTAATAATTGTGGAGGTACGGGTTGGGTATTTATCAATCCAAGGAAAACGCGAATGGTGCTTACTGCAATAAATGCAGTGACTGAATTTCGCCCATGGTCAGAGGAGTTGAGAGGTACCGTAAATATAACAGCTCACGTTGAAGATCAAATGTCTATAATGGACAGAATCACAGCACTTGATGGAGAGTCTATTCACAACGAAGTGCTCTTTATAAAGAAAAGAGGCAGTGTTTATTTCTGCTACACCACATATAATATAAAGAACCTATTATACATCGGACTATACGTTTCGCAAAAACAACCACTTAAAAGATTGGTATTGAATGTAGATTATGTAATAGTTGACAATGTTGTAAGATTCAGTGAATCATTTATATTAGCAAACACTACCAACTTTGTTTCCGGAGAGTCTTCATCGATAACAATAAGATATCAACACGCTCCACAGTTTCACGTTATTGAAATGAAGAGAGATACAATGCAGACGTACGTTTGGAGTGGAGGAGTGGAGAACAATCAGAATATGCCTGTTTCAGCTATGGCGAGGAGATCTCACTATCAATTAAGTGCTGAAAACTTATCAGGAGATCGCTTTATCAACAACTCATATCTTGATGAGGATGGAAGACAAGAGAGCGTAGTGATACAGACGTTTGCGACAAATTCCGACTTCTACTTAACGCAGGGAGATAATTTCAACTACGTATTAAGTATAGTTCAGCAAGGTCAAGCGATAGACATTACCGCTCGAACTTATAAAATTCAAGTAAGAGACATAAATAACGCTGTTGTATTCGAGTTTATTCAAGGAGTAGATCTAAACATCATTGCGCCTAATTTCATTTCATTAATCAAGTCTATACAGCAGACTACAGTGATGATTCCTGGCATATATTCTTACGACTTGCAAGAACAGATAGGCAACGCACAGATAGAGACGATTTTATCAGGCAAATTCATTGTAGTACAACAACAAACAGTATAAACTATGCAGACTACAAGAACGATGGTTATCGAAAGAGATCTGCCAGTTGAAGTGGATCCAATGGCGTCTGTTAAAACAATACAGAGACAGCCTAGTTATTTGCCAAATACAGTAGGATTAGATTTACCACTCAATATAGAGTTTGATGGACAAGTACTATTCAATATCTTTGAAACACCGGTTCAATCGAACTTATTCATTAATAATTCAACATACTTTGAGGGAGAGAGTTATATAATTCAAAACACATCAGGGAGTTGGAAGTTGCAGTGGCTAAATGAGTTTGAATTAACATTAACTGACACAATCGTTTTAAGAAAATATCAATAATCTAAAAAAACACAACCATGACAGACGGGAAACAAATAAAAGATGGCACAATTACCGAAGCTAAAATAGCAGCCTTGCCAACAACTCCTTCAGGGGCAAATTCGCCAGCAAGTAAAACCTACGTTGATACACAACTAGCGCAATCCATCAACAACCAAGATTGGAAAGCATCAGTTAGAGCAGCATCAGCAGCAAATATTGTTGTAGCTTCTCCAGGCGCAACAATTGGAGGTGTATCGATGAATACAAGTGACCGTGTATTATTATACGGTCAATCTACAGGATCACAAAACTGGATTTACATTTGGAATGGAGCATCTACTCCAATGACAAGAGCAACGGATTCTGACGGCAATTCAGAAGTAACTCCACAAGCAGCTGTTTCGGTAGAAGAAGGAGCTGACGCCAATAAGTCTTTCCGAATCACTAATACTGGAGCGATAATCGTCGGAACTACTACAATTGTAGTAGCTAATTTTGTTACTTTAACAAGTGCAAATCCAAGTGTAAGCAATAAGTTTATGGCAGCGAGTGTAACCACTACTAACGGAGATGTTGCGTGTGTGACAGGTATGATTTCGACACCAAATAATGGAAGCTTTGTGAAAGTGACTATCAATGGCGACGAACCGGAAATTGGAGATGGAGTAAAAACTAAAGACTGTTATTTTAGTGGAGATGCAGGAGCGACAGCCAAAGCGTTTACTACTATAATAGCAGGAGACAAACTGTATTGGAATGGCAGTATTGCTGGGTATCAACTAGCGATAACAGATAAAATATCATTTGAATACAATGTATAATGGACGGCAAACAGGTAAAGAATAAAGCTAATCCAACGGGAACTGGTAAGTATCTCAACGAGTCAGGAGCGTACGTTAATTTGCCTACAGCGGGTTCGCCTACAGTGACTGAGGTTGAAGTAGATTTTGGCGAAGAGCAATTTTCCAAGACATTTACTATTACCGACGCTCTATCGACGGTGACGTCTAAAATACTCTGCTTCCCAAGTCCCAATCCAGGAACAGATAGAATAGGGAACGATTGGGAGTTGGAAGTGCCAAGCATAATCGCAGTGGCAGATGAAGGATTTTTCAATGTCACAATCTCCTTTAATGACATCGTGTCAGGAAAAAGAAAAATATATTATCAAATAATCAATTAAAACAAAACATCATGGCATATTTCGATTTTTTGGGAGGAGGAAAAGCTAAAGGAGATTCCACGTTTGGAGCTTTATTTACAAGACTCTTAGATTCCGCTGGTAACAATGTAAGTAAAAAGCATCGTCAAGCAATACCTATAGCTCAAGAAGGGTTAATGGTAATGGGTAAGAATGATGACATTGCCACATTTTTAAGAACCGACAGAAAAGGAAATTTACTTACAGGAAATTACATTCCTGAGCTTATAGAAAACTTTGAAGGGGCTACTGTTAATGTCCAAAAGTGGACTGCAACATCAACAACCTTTGCACCAACTCAAGCAACTGGTAATGGATACTTATTTAATCCAGCTGCAAGTGTGGCTGCAAATGCAGTTTCTATATTGCAATCCCAACGTTTATTTTATAAGTTTACTCGGGTTCCGCTGCAGTTAAAATCTAGGATAAGAGCTAACATTGTTACAAATAGTGTAATGGATTTAGGTTTTGGAATTCCTGCTACAACGACATTGATTGTTCCAAACGGTGTAGCAGTTAGATGTATAAATGGTTTATGGTACGCTGTTATAACATCAAACAGTGTTGAATTAACTACAGCAAATATTAACGATTATGCTACAGGATTAGTGCAATTAAACACAGCGAATTTAAACGCAGAATTTTATGTAGTTGACATTATTACAGATGACGATAATCTTGTGGTAACAATACAAAACACGCAAACAGGTATAATGGTAGGATATGCTGTTTTACAAGTGCCATTGTCAGCACTGAAAATGTTTGCAGCAACGGCTTTGCCTGTTTATCACAGAGTGTACAATAGTGCTGTCGCTCCTGCACAAGCTCCAAACTTAAACATTGCAGAAATGCAAGTAATGAGTTTGGATGTAAACATTCAAATGGATGCCTCACAAATAGCTGGTAATTTAGGTTTAACAGCAGGAAGAAATCCATTTACTGGAGCGCAATTAGAAAACCATACAAATTCAACCGCTCCCACTTCTGCTACGCTATCGAACACGACTGCAGGTTACACAACACTAGGAGGAAAGTTTCAATTTGCAGCAGTAGCGGGAGCTGTTACAGACTATGCTTTATTTGGTTTTACTGTTCCAGCGGGCTCTAAATTTTTATGTGAAGGTATTCATATAGAATTATATAATACAGTTGTTGCGGTTGCTACAACTCCAACTATTTTTGAGTGGGCAATGGGACTTAATAGTTCTGCTGTATCTCTTGCTACTGCAAATGTTATAAGAAGACAAGTTGGATGCCAAAACTTTCAAATAGGTGCTGGCGTAGGAGCTTGTGCAACTCCATTAGATGTAAACTTTATAACACCAGAAGTTGTGGAGTCGGGTAGGTTTGTTCACGTCATATTGACTATTCCAGTGGGAACAGCCACATCTACTGAAATATTTAGAGGGCAGGTTTTAATTAAAGGAAGATTTATATAACGCGACTAAATGATTGTACCAATAGTCATAGACACCCAAGACATGATGAGTCAGTTTTCTTTAACTAGGAATCAGGTCGACGATGTGTGTGATAATTTAGCTAAAACATTAGCTGCAAGGTATGCTCAAGAATTAGAGAAGAGCGCTCAAAGAGAGTTGCATCAAACGAGACAAAGATACATTCGCAACATTAAAGTCGTTGATAGTGGAAGATTAGAAGGCACTGTGATGCTAGATTATTCTAAAGATCGCATGGTGCAGATGTTAGAAGAAGGAGCGTCAGCTTTCGACATGAAAGACGGATTATTGAATGGGCCAAGAGCTAAGATTACCAAGAAAGGTAAAAGATATAACACTGTTCCATTCAGAATTGGCAATCCAAATGCGGTAGCAGATGCAGATGTGTTCTCGGGAACTTTACCTAAGTCAGTTTACAAAGCAATTAGAGAGATACCTCAAACAATTCCTGTAGCAGGAGGCGGAATGAGAACTGCAGGAATCAGTCCAATGCAACTACCTAGTGCGTTTTCTCAAGCAGGATCTCGCAAAAGCATTGTTGATTCCGCAGGTAAAGTATTGTTCAAAGAATATGAGCATAAAACATCTATCTATGCAGGAGTGGTTCAACAAAGCGATCCAACTACAGGACAGAATAGGTATTTTAGCTTTAGGAGAGTGAGCGAGAAATCAGACCCCGATGCATTTATCCATCCAGGAATCGAACAACACAACTTGATACAGAAGACCTTAGGCGAATTTGATCAAACCAAAGAACTATCTAACGCCCTCGATATAGAGTGGCAAAAATTAGGATTTTAAAATGGAAGACAAGGCGATTATTCCCGAATTTATACTACTCCACGCAATTAAAACAGGCCTGCAGTTTATTAAGCAAGACTACGACATGCAATTGGCAGCGCAGACTGTAGATAACAGCTATCTGCATCGCATCTGTCATTCGGTTGGAATAGAGCGGTACAACTACCTTGATCAAGCTATGACAGTGTTATTCAGAGATGAAGATCACCCTCGCAAAATAAAGGTCGACTTGATGTACAATATGGATTTCGATAAAGTGCCAAGCATTTACATTACACTACCAGGAGAGCAGCACGGACAGAACGCGCTATCAATAGAGCAAGACACTGAACCGTATTATAATTTAGATGTCGACGATCAAGTGACAGGAACTGTAGCTAATATGACGAGAAGAAAGAACGCTAATTATGGAATATATATCACTAGCGACAATGCGACAGAAGCCACTCTACTTTATTATATATTAGATTGCTTAATCATATCAATGACCACTCATCTCGCTTTAAGTGGATTGTATAACATCACTCAAGGAGGACAAGATATTCAACTTGACAGCGAGAAGATTCCTAAAAATTTATTCATCAAAGCTCTAACTATAGGATTGCAATACTATCGTAGCGCT